AAGGGGTGAGGAAGAGAATGAACAAACGGAATAGTTATCGCACCGCTCAGTTCAAAACACGAGAAGAAACTGGTGATTTGATTTTGAGTGGGTACTTTATCAAGTTCGATGAAGTTACTGAATTATGGCCTGGTTATTTTGAAGTGATTAAGCGTGAGGGTGTTGAAAAAGCCATCAAAGGAGCCGATATCAGGGCATTATTTAACCATGATGATAGTTTAGTGCTTGGTCGGACTGGCAATGGAACGGTCACTTTGGGAGTTGATGAAATCGGACTTTACGGGGATATCATCATCAACAAGGATGATCCGCAAGCTGTTGGAGCCTATGCTCGTGTTCAACGTGGTGATGTAATTGGATGTAGCTTTGGTTTTATCCCAATCAAAATCAACACGGAAGAGCAAGCAGATGGTTCGTACCTGGACACTATCTTAGAATTAGAAATCTTTGAAGTGAGTCCCTGTACTTTCCCAGCCTATCCGCAAACGGAAATTGCTGCACGACAGAAAGACTTTGAAAGTCAACAGCGTGCCAATCGTGAAGCGCTGGACAAGCGCAAGAAAGAAATTAAGGAGAAATTTAACCTATGCACAAATCATTGATTTTAGGCGCTCGCATGCGCAACAAAGCAGAAAAAGTGGTAGAACTTGAAGAATCAATCAAAGAATTGAACAAGCGTTCTGAACTTGAAGCTAAAAAATTGGAACAAGCTGGAAATGATGAAGAAGTTTCAGCGGTTGAAAAGAGCCTTGAAGAAATCCAAAAAGAATTGGATGAAAAATTGGCAGAAAAAGAACAACTTGAAAAAGAAATCGAAGATTTGCAAAATCAAGTTGAAGAATTGAATCGTAAAGCGCCGACTTACCCAAGTCAAGAAAAACGTGGAGGACAGAAATTGGAAAAACGTGACGCAATTGCTAAATACATTCGTACTGGTCAAACTCGTGACATCGTAGGTTTGAAAACTACTGATTCAGGAAGCGCAGCTTTAATCCCTACTGAAGTTTTGCAACCTCATTTTGTTAACAAAACACGTAATCCACTTTTGGATCTTGTGGAACGTGTGAAAGTTAACAGTGGATCTGGTAAATATCCAGTTATCAAGAAAACGGATGGTGTAATGGTTTCAACAGATGAATTGAAATCAAATCCAGAACTCGGAAAACCAGCAATCAGCGAGATTGATTATTCAATCAAGACTTACCGTGGATATGTCCCTGTGTCACAAGAAATGATTGACGACGCAGACTATGACATCATGTCCATTGTTGAAGACGAAGTGTTCAATCAAGGTGAAAACACTGAATTGTCATTAGTTACAGCTGTCCTCAAAACAGCTACCCAAGCAGATGCGGCTGGATTTGATGGTATTAAAGATATCTACAACAAGAAGCTTAAATCAATTTATAAAGCAAGCATCGTTGTAACTAAGTCAATGTTTGCCGCACTTGACAAGGTGAAGGACAAAGATGGACGCTACATGCTTCAAACTGATGTAGCTTCACCTACCGGCTATTCATTTGGTGGGAAAACAATCTACAAAGTAGATGACACAGTGTTTGGAAACGAAGGAGACATGAAATTCTTCATCGGAGATGTCACTGAGTTCGTCAAAGAGTTTGACCGTGCTCAAGTATCCGTTAAATGGGTGAACAATGACATTTACGGACAATTGCTTGGGCTTTTTATCCGTTTGGATATTAAGAGAGTAGATGAAGAAGCTGGATTCTTCGGAACCTACACTGATGTTGTAGCTTAAGGAGGTAGCGTATGAGCTATAAAGTAATCCGTCCTTTCAAGGACTTGGCTGATCCTGAAAAACATGACTATGCTGTTGGCGATATCTTTCCTCGTGAAGGATATGAGCCCACAGATAGCTTTACCAATGGCCTTTTGACTGGCGCTAACACCGCTGGTTCCATCTTCCTTGAGGTTTTGGGAGATGATGAGCCTAAGAAACCAGATCTTGAAACAAAAGAAGTTAAGGAAGAGCCCGCAGTTGAGCAGGAAGAAACAGTTAAGGAAACTGCTGAAGAGCCTGATAAGGAAGTTGAGGAGTAAGCATGGATGAAGGTCAGCTTTTAGAATTGCTGAAGCTTAAGCTGGGTATTTCAACCCGCTTGAGAGACAAGCCGTTAGAAAAAATCATTTCAAGTGTCATCACTGAATTGACCGATAACCTCGGTATCGAGCTTGTCGGTGAGCGTGCTGACCATGAAATGTTTATTGTTGACTATGCTGCTTATCGCTATGAGGGTGGGGTGGATATGCCACGCCACCTTCAGTGGCGACTGCATAATTTACAGATAGCATCAAAGAAAGAGGTCAAGAATGTGGAATCATGAAATCACGCTGATCTCTAAAAAAGTCACAGGTAAGGATAAACTACTACAACCAATCTCTGAAGATGTTGAAGTTACTCTCTTGTGTCAAAAAAAGAGGGTTACTCGCTCTGAATTTTATCAGGCGAACCAAGCGGGGCTAAAACCGAGCTTGGTCGTTGAGATTCGAAATTTTGAGTATGAGAATCAGGAGTTTGCGAAGTTTGAAGGCAAGCAATATCGCATCTTAAAAACCTATCCTATCGATTCTGAAATTTTAGAGTTGACTTTGTCAGAGGTCTTGAAATGAGTAATGACCTTGCTGATTTGATAGCGAAAGAGCTTGCAGCTTACTCTGATGAGGTTACTGAAGAAGTGGATAAGATTGCAGAGCAAGTGGCTGATGAGACTGTGGATGAGTTGAAAGAGACAAGTCCGAAACGGTACGGAAAGTATCGTAGAAGTTGGAAAAAGAAGAAGTTGGCCAATGGCTCTTTCGTTGTGTTCAACGCAGTTGCAAGTCTTACTCACATACTTGAAAACGGGCACCTTTCAAGAAATGGTGGTCGTGTCGCTGGTATCGTCCACATCAAGCCAGCTGAAGAAAAAGCAATTCAGAACTTTGAGAAGCGAATCAAGGAGATTGGGAAATGAAGCTATCAGACTTTGCTGCTATTTTGGAACAGGTAAACTTGCCTGTCACTTATCGAGCGTTTAAAACTGGGAATGCTCCTGACTTACCTTACCTGGTCTATTATGAATCGAGTCCAGCCATCAATGCAGCTGACAACACGGTTAATCATCAGATTAAGAGCGTGACAGTTGAGCTGGCTTTTGATAGTAAGGATGAAGATTTGGAAGAACGACTGGAAGAGCTGTGGACAACCCACGAGCTCTTTTTCGATGTTCAAGAAGAAACATTTATCGAGACTGAAAGACTCTATGTCAAGTCTTATACGGTCTATCTATATTAAGGAGGAATGACATGACTCAAGAAAATAAAGTAACCTTTGGCCTAGAAAATGTACATATCGCACCTATCAAGACACTTGCAGCAGATGGAGTTATCAGTTACGGCGATGTTTTTCGTTTTCCTGGAGCAATGGAGCTGACACTTGATACTAAAGGGGAAACAACCCCTATCAAAGCAGACAACAAGGATTACCATTTCATGAATTCAAATGAAGGCTATGAGGGTAAACTTAAAATCCCACACATCATTGATGAATTTGCAACAAAAATTCTCGGTGAAATCAAGGATCCTCAGACTGGTGTCATGACAGAAAAAGCAGATGCGAACTTGACAGAGTTCGCAATGATGTTCGAGTTCGCTGGTGACAAAAACAAGACTCGCTATGTGATGTACTACTGCTTTGCTAGTCGCCCATCTCTTGGTTCAAAAACTAAGAACGGGACATCAACAAACGAACGTGAGCTTAGTTTCAAAGCTAGCCCACGTCCATTGGACACAGTTGTTAAACGTTCAATTACATCAGCTGATAACAAGGATGCGTATGACAACTGGTTCAAGAAAGTCTATGAACCTACTGCGGTGTCAGTTTAAGGAGAAGATCTATGCGTAAAATCGTTTTGGTTGGTGATCAGGAGTATGAGTTGGGCACTAATGGCTATACTCCTATCGCCTACAAGCAACAATTTGGGAAAGATTATTTTCAAGATTTATTCTCAATGTTGAAAAATCAATCATTCATGAATGAATTGAACAAGCTGGAGGCTGAAAAAGAATTGAAAGCGACTGACATTGACATTTCAATGCTAGAAGAGTTTGATATGACCTTTTTCAACCGTCTTTTTTGGACCTTTGCTAAATCTGCAAATCCTCACATCAAGCCTTATGAACAATTCTTCATGGAAATGGAAGTCTTTCCGATTCAGGAAGTTGGGCCTGTGCTGATGGAAATGCTGAATGCGAGTATGACGACAAAAAAGCACCAGATGAATCAGAATCAGCTAGCGAAGAAATCTTCACAGTAGAGTCCTATTTGTCCTGCTGTAAAGAAACTGGGTTGTCTATTGATGATCTAAAGCACATCTCAATCGGAATGGCTCTGGATTATCAGACGGATTATGTGAATTTACGGAGTGAGGATAAGGGTGGCGAACGGAAAGCCACGCAAGCTGATTTTGACAGTTTTTAAAGAAAAAATGAGTGCTGAGAGAGCGATTCTGAGACCAAGTTCCTTGGTCTGACTGCATTATCAGTAGTAGAAGCTATCTCATCGCTTTTCTATTTTTTATGAAAGGAGGAAATATGGCAGGAAATATCAAAGGTATCAAAATTGAAATTGATGGCGACACGCAACCTTTACAGAAGGCGCTGAAAAATGTCAATAAGGCTGCTACTGATGCAAGTCAGGAGTTGAGACAGATTGACAAGGCCTTGAAATTTGATACAGGGAACGTAACGCTCCTGACTCAGAAGCAAGAAGTCTTACAAAAGCAAGTCGCGACGACTAAGGAGAAATTGGAAACCTTGAGGCAAGCTCAGTCTCAGGTGGAACAGCAGTTCAAAAATGGGAATATCGGCGCTGATCAGTACCGTGCTTTTCAACGTGAAGTCGAAGTAACCCAAAATGTCCTGAAGGGCTATGAAGGAAAACTAGCAAACGTAAATCAGGCACTTGCTGAGAATGGGAATGCAACTAAAAGCAACCAAACGCAACTGAAAGAATTGCAGAATGAACAGAGTCAACTTGCTTCAGAGATGACTAAGGTGACAAGCTCATTCAAACTGCAAGAAAGTGCTTTAGGTTCAAATGCTAGCGAAGCTGAGAGAAATGCTCTTGCCCAGAAGAAGATTGGTGCCCAGTCTGAGATTGTAAGTAAACAGATTTCAAATCTAGAACAGCAATTGGAAATCACTAAAAAAGAATTTGGTGAGAACTCCACACAAGCCAACAAGATGGAAGCTGAGCTAAATCAGGCTAAGACTGCTTTTAATCATCTCAATGATGAGATGAAGGGAACAAAGTCTGCTGCTGATAGCACTCAAGAAAGTTTAAGTGAAATCTCAAGAAATTTAAGAGCAGAACTACTTCAACAGTTTAGTGAGAAGTTGAGTGCTATTTCAGAAAAGCTTGTGGAAGTAGGAAAAGAAGCGTTAGAAGCAGCTGCTCAAATGCAAGCTAGTAATGCTCAATTTACTACCGTTTTCGGAGATATGGAAACCCAAGCAAGAGAAGCGTTGAATGCTATTGGTCAGGAAATGGATATTGTCCCAGAGCGATTACAAGGGTCATTCACTCAGATGGCTTCATTTGCAAAAACTTCAGGATTGGATACAGCAGAAGCTTTGGATCTTACTTCTCGTGCAACTAGGGCAGCAGCAGACGGTGCAGCCTTCTATGACAAATCTATTGAGAGCGTGACAGAGAGCTTACAATCTTTTTTGAAGGGAAATTTTGCTAACGATGCGGCTCTTGGCATTTCTGCAACAGAAACGACCAGGAATGCAGCTGCAAATAAATTGTACGGAAAGTCATTCAAGGACTTGAGCGAAGCGCAGAAGCAATTGACATTGCTTCAGATGGTCGAAGACGGAAATAAACTCTCAGGAGCTCTTGGACAGGCTGCAAGAGAATCAGACGGCTTAGAAAATGTGATGGGGAATCTGAAACAAGCCGGAACCAATGCATTGTCTGCTATAGGTCAGCCACTTTTAGAAATGATGATTCCAGTGTTTCAAACATTGGCAAGCATTGTGAAGGGTGTGGCTGAACTGTTCAGTTCGTTACCTGGTCCAGTAAAAGATTTTGTTGTTATCTTAGGAACAGTTGTGACTGCTGCAGGGGTCATAGCCCCCATATTCTTATCATTGCAAGCCCTTGCTGAGTTTTTGAAAATATCTATTGGAGAAATGATAATTGCCGCATTGCCAATTATTGGAACAGCTATTGCAATTGCTGCTGCAGTTGCTGCAATTATTGTTATTGTAAAATACCTCTGGGAAACTAACGAAGGTTTTCGAGATGTGGTCACGACTGTCTGGAATGCAATTCTTGAGGTCATCAATACAGTCGTATCAGAGATTTCTAATTTTGTCATGAGTATCTTTGGAACGGTTGTTGCTTGGTGGACGGAGAACCAGGAACTTATCAGGACAAGTGCTGAGACTGTCTGGAATGCTATCTATACGGTTATAAGCACAATTTTGGAAATTTTAGGTCCACTCATTCAAGCTGGTTGGGATAATATCCAACTTGTCATTACAACAGCTTGGGAAATCATTAAGACTGTTGTTGAGACTGCAATAAACGTTGTCCTTGGTATCATTCAAGCAGTTATGCAGATCATCAATGGTGATTGGTCAGGCGCTTGGGAAACTATCAAGGGAGTGTTTTCTACTGTATGGCAAGCTATTCAAAGCATTGTTCAGACTATTTTCTCAGCCATTCAGAGCTACATTTCAAATATTCTCAACGGCATTTCAGGAACTGTCTCAAATATTTGGAACGGTATCAAGGATACTGTCTCAAATGTGTTAAATGGTATATCTGGTACAGTATCAAGTGTTTGGGAAGGTATCAAGAGTACTATTTCAGGAGCTATCAATGGTGCAAAAGATGCTGTATCTTCAGCTATTGAAGCCATCAAGGGATTGTTTAACTTCAGTATCAGTTGGCCACACATCCCACTACCTCACTTCTCTGTTAGCGGTTCAGCCAATCCACTCGACTGGTTGAGCCAGGGTGTTCCAAGTATCAGCATCGAATGGTATGCAAAGGGCGGTATCATGACGAAACCAACCATCTTTGGAATGAATGGCAATAACCTCATGGTTGGTGGTGAAGCTGGGAATGAGGCAGTATTACCACTCAATGATAAAACACTTGGTGCTATCGGTCGAGGTATAGCTCAAACTATGGGTGGAACTTCACCGACCATCAACATTACCATTACTGGCAACACTGTTAGAGAAGAAGCTGACATCATTCGTATTGCTGATGAGGTGGCTCAGCGCATTGCTGACGAATTGCAACGTAGGACACAATTGAGAGGAGGGGTTGCATGGTAAAATATAATGAGCTTGTGATTGACGGTGTGAGAACATCGTCTTTTCCTTTTAAGGTCATTATTCATGACTCTCCTTCAATCGCTCTAGGAGAGAGCAAGACAGCTCTCTTGGAGCATGGTGGTATCAGTGGGGCAATTGTTCAGACAAACAAGCACAGGGAACTGATCAAGAAATCTTATACGATTTACTTAGTCAAACCGACCGAAGAGCAGATGAACCAATTTATGAGTCTGTTTATCCGCGAGAAGTTCTGGTTAGAGAGCGAGCGAGTCAAAACAACTCGTCTTTGGTGCTATAAGGTCAATATGAGCGACCTTGAAGAAGTGCAACCTGGTCTTTACATGACCAAAGCAACCTTCACTTGCCATCCTACAAAATACTTTAAAGGCACCGATACACAGAGATTGACAAGAAGTGGGACCTTGACCGTTCAAGGTTCTGCTCTTGCATTTCCTAAAATCACAATCGTTGGCCAGAGCGCTTCTGAGACTTCATTTACAATCGCTGGTCAGGTCATTCGTCTTGAAAGGCTTACTGAATCACTTGTGATGGTCAACAATCCTGATAATCCTAGTTTTAAGACGACAACAGGAAAACCAGTGAAATGGTCAGGGGACTTTATCACAGTTGATCCAGCGAAAGTGAAGAATGTTGGGCTTGTTCTAGGTCAAGGTATTCAATCGCTTGAAATCGAGACGGTTTGGGGTGGGCATAATTGCTTTATCTACTTAATAAAGATGTAAGAACTGTTCGGTGGAACGGAGAGCCACTTCATGAAGCGACTTCGGCGATTGTTAAAGAGACCATGAATGGCGATTTCACCCTAACTGTGAAATATCCTATTTCTGATTCTGGTATTTATCAACTCATCCAAGAAGATATGTTGATAAAGGCTCCAACTCCTGTTTTAGGAGCGCAGCTATTTCGCATCAAGAAACCTGTTGAACACAATGACCATCTGGAAATCACAGCCTATCACATCTCAGACGATGTGATGCAACGTTCTATCACGCCAGTAAGTGTGACTAGTCAGAGTTGTGGCATGGCTCTTTCTCGCATGGTTCAAAACACCAAAACGGCTCTTGGGGACTTCTCATTCAATAGTGATATCCAGGATCGTAGGACCTTCAACACGACTGAAACAGAAACTCTGTACTCTGTATTGCTGGACGGTAAGCACAGCATTGTTGGTACATGGGAAGGCGAGCTTGTTCGTGATAACTTTGCAATGACTGTCAAGAAGAGTCGTGGTGAGAATCGTGGGGTTGTTATCACGACACACAAGAATCTGAAGGATTACCAACGCACAAAAAACAGTCAGAATGTTGTCACAAGAATCCATGCCAAATCGACTTTTAAACCTGAAGGCGCTGAAAAGGAAACGACTATCAGAGTGACTGTTGATAGTCCTCTTATCAACTCTTATCCTTATATCAATGAAAAAGAGTATGAGAACAACAACGCAAAGAGCGTTGAAGAGTTGCGGAAGTGGGCACAGGCTAAGTTTACAAATGAGGGCATTGACAAGGTCTCTGATGCTATCAAAATTGAAGCCTATGAACTTGATGGGCAAGTTGTTCACATGGGTGATACAGTCAATCTCAAGAGTTGGAAACACAATGTCGATTCATTCAAGAAAGCTATCGCTTATGAGTTCGATGCTTTGAAAGAAGAGTACCTCTCTCTGACTTTCGATGATAAGACAGGCACTGGTGGTTCTAGAGCTTCTGGTGGGCTATCTAGCGCAGCTGATGCAATCATTGGTGTGACAGAATCAGCTCAAGAAATCGCTCTGGAGAAGGCTCTTCAAAATGCTGACTTAGGTTTTGATCATCAAACTGGATTGTTGAGACAGGAAATTTTGGACGGTATCGAACTTGCCAGAGCTAAGGCAGAAGAAACCAAGCAAGAACTGTCTGACACTATCAATCAGCGTTTCGACAGCTTTGAAAATGGTCCTTTACAAGATGCTAAACGTAGAGCTATAGAAGCCTTGAGAAACGCTGGCGCAAGTACCCTGCTTGCACAGGAAGCCAAGCGGATTGGGTTGGATTCAATTGCCAAACTTGATGAGTTTAAGAGACAAGCTACGAGCGCTCAGACGGCTTTGTCGGGCGATTTGGATGTTCTGAAACGGACGGTCGCAAATGAGGTCAATCAAGCTTCAGAGTATCGCAGAACGACCACAGAGGCCCTTAGTCGAATGACTGGTCAAATGGACGGCTTTGCGACGAAATCAGAGGTTAAACAAGGCATCGATGGGCTGACTCAGACCTTCGCTAAGATGAAGGTCGGGGGACGGAATTATGCTGAAGACTACGACTTTTCAAGAGGACTTTGGAGGTATAGCCAAGGGGATGGTAGTCCTGTCGACTGGAAAATCATCAACGGTGAATACCATGTAAGAGGCACAACAAAAACCTGGAAACAGATGCAAATTCATTCAAAAGAAGGAAGTCAAGCTTCAGGCAAGAATTCAACAGCTCTTCTTGAGTTGGAAATCAGCGAAACCTACACGCTATCGTTTCAAGGGATTTGCTACTCTGGAAATCCAAGAGTTTGGATTTCTTTAAGAGCTAATCGAACAGCACCTAGCAATCCTGAAATTATATATGGCATTTTCAATCTCACGTCTAGCTGGCAGACTTATCAAATTACTATCCCAGCGCTGACCAAGCCTGATAATTTTGATTTTTGGCGAATTATTCTTGGTTATAACGAGATTGGCCATGTAGCATTTCGCAAGGTCGAATTGACCAGAAGCTCTACTCGTATAGATGCAGGGCCTGCTCCCGAAGATGGCAAGACTGACCTTATCGTTGCTAAGTCTGATTTTGAGAAGACTGCTGAAGGTCTGAGCGCCAAGCTGGCAACAATCGAAACTTATGTCGGTCAAGATGGTCAGCGACAAGAAGCATTGAGAAGATACACTCGAGAAGAGAGTGCACGACAAGCGACAGCGGTCCGTGAGCTGGTCACTCGTGATTTTGTCGGGAAAGCAAGCTATCAGGAAGATGTGCGAGGTCTAGAACGTCGATTTAGCGAGATTGCCACACAGACGAACAATGATATTGTTTCAAAGATTGTTCAGTACAAGCAGACGGTAGATGGTCAATTTGCAAACATCACGTCGCAAATCGCGGGCAAGGTCAATAATACAGACTTCCAGCGAGTTCGAGAAACTAGCCAGCTTTATGAGCGTATTCTGGGGAATACTAACAATAGTATCGCAGACAATGTTGCTCGCATGGCTATGACTAGTCAGTTATTTCAGGTTGAGGTGGCAAAATCGTCAGCAAGTGGACGAAATCTTTTCTTAAATTCGCTATTCAAACGTGATTTAAGAGATAAATATTCAACGTACAAGCTGTTTGATGATGCTTCGCAGACCAAAGGACAGTTAGCTGTAAGTATTGATTCTGACAATCAATTTAGAGGAGTGAACACATTGAAGATTGTATCAACCTTCAATGGCAAAACTAATAATCAAAAAATCACTTTCTCACTTGGTGGTAATTCACGCACTGGCCGAGTTGATGAACTGAAAAATAAATCAGCAAGATTTAGCTTTTGGGCAAAATCTACTGTCAATAATACGAATTTTCAAGCTAGAGCAGGATATAGAGGTGCTGTTAAAAGTGTCTCATTGACTACTGATTGGCAATTTTACGATGTTGAGTTCATAAGAAATGAAAATACAAATGCTACAAGCGAGTTAATCTTACATGTTTTTTCAAACGCAACCGTTTGGATTGCATTTCCAAAAGTTGAAATTGGAACAGTGTCAACTCCATTTTCAGAAGCTCCTGAAGACACAGACGAGGCTATTCGGTCTGTTCAAACTCAGCTTGCTGGGTCGTGGGCAGTTCAAAATCTGACTAGTGCTGGTGCTTTGGTTTCAGGTCTCAATCTTGGGGCAAATGGTCATAATCGACTTGACGGGAAATTGACCCACATCACTGGAGAAACCTTGATTGATAAAGCCGTTATCAAGTCAGCTATGATTGACAAGCTGAAGACGGCCAATTTTGAAGCTGGTTCGGTGACTACTGTAGTTTTGGATGCTGAAGCTGTTACTGCGGAAAAAATAAAAGTTGACCAGGCTTTATTTAATAAGCTTGTCGCAAATGAAGCTTATTTGAGTCAGCTTTTTGCGAAGCAAGCCTTTATTAACCGTGTTCAGAGTGTTGCGATTGATGCAAGTCAGGTTCGTTCAGGTATTTTAAGCGGTGACCGAATCTACGGTGGAACGATTCGAGGGGCAAATATCTTTGGTGGAACTTTAACAGGCCACACTAAAATCCAACTAGGTTCTTACGGTTCGTTTGATACAGTGAATGGTGGTTTACAGATTAACGTACCACGAGACTATAATGCCAAAGATGGGTTGGGCGTCCAGTTCATTGGTTCTTATGGTCGTGGAGAGAATGTCCCTTATGGCCTCTTCATTTACAAAGACTCGGATTTTACTACTGGTGGTTACGCAAGCAGAAGTGATGACTTCCTATTAACAGTAGAGGGATACATCAAAGCGAACGGAATTGGCTGGTTTAAGACTGGAAAAGGGTCTATCAATGGATCAAGCACAGCAACTATTGGCTATTGGAATTCATCTGTTTCTATGGATTTTGGTGGTTCAGGAAATGATATATACTATAGCTATAACGGTAAAGCGTACAGTCTGTGGACATGTGTAAATGCGCACTTCTCAGACAGACGTCTAAAGGAAAATATTGTTGACTGCAAGCATAAGGCTCTTGATTATATCCAGCAATTTCAATTCAAGGAATACGATTGGAAGAAGCAAGAGGACAGACCACGACAAGCACACACAAAGATTGGTTTGATTGCGCAAGAGGTCCAAGCGGTAGATCCTACTCTTGTTTACGAGAATGGAGATACGCTGAACCTAGACAATCTCAGATTGACCAATATTGCACTCAAAGCTATTCAGGAGCTTGCTCTTGAAAATAAAACATTAACACAAAGATTGGAGAACTTAGAAAATGAACGCAGAACAGCTTAACCAAGCCTTACAAATGACAATTAGTGAAATGTCAACAGCTTCAACAAATTCGATGATTACAAGTAATCTCTTGAGTATTCAGTTGAATGAGCAAGTGGCAGAAAATCAAAGACTTCAAGCACGAGTGGATGAGCTGGAAGCTCTGCTTGATGAACAAACTAAACCAGCAGAAGGAGAATAGACATGGCAATCAATGGTTATAATCTATCAACAAAACCGTACTTAAGAATTTCTGGTTCTAATGTTGAGACCGTGGTAGAAATTCAATTATCAGAAGGAAATCGCTACAGCACTAACTCACGATCATTCCCTGGAGATCGTACAAACGAACCAGAAGACGTCTTGATTCAAGCGGTGCTGGATGTTCTCAAGTCTGAATTGGACCCAAGCTCTGCGATTGTGCAGGCGCAGAATAAGCTTGAACAAGCTGAGCAGCAGATTGCGCACAACAAGAGCGAACAGGACAGACTTTCTGCTCTTGTCAAACAGACTGAAGAGAATTCGAAAGTGAATCAGAAGGTCATTCATGTTCTTGTCTTGAACTCTGTCATGAGCAAGAATATTGAGTACGGCACGACTTATAAAGAATTGGTTGAGTTGATTCCACTAGCTGAAGTCGGTAAGACCTACTTACCACATGACCTGATTACCATTGAAGACCCTGAGCACGTAGAGGTCAATGGTGAAGGGAAACGCATCCTAGTACAGCTTAACAAAGAATTTACTTACAACGGCGAGCCTGTCAGCGCATTTGTGATAAAAGGTAGCCTGGAGCAAGATGGTATTGGTGTCGCTTGGAAATTTGAAGGGAAAGAGTAGAGGTGTATATGCCAGGATATGAACGATTTCTCGTACAGATCTTCATCACCCTTATCCCTGTGATTGGTCTTTATTTTTCGATGAAAGATAAAGCAACCAAACAAGAGAATCGTCTTACGATTTTAGAGAAAGATATCGAAAATCTGAACGAATTCAAGACATCAGCCAACAAACGGCTCGATAACCACGATGAACAGAATAAGGCTATCTTAGTACTAGCTGAGCAAGTGAAATCACTTGGTGAAGACGTAAGAGAGCTTAAAAATTTAATTCAAAATAAACAATAAAAGGAGAAATGAACATGATTAACTGGAAATTGCGTTTGCAAAATAAAGCAACACTTATTGCTCTTTTAGGGGCAATCTTCTTGATGTCTCAACAATTCGGTCTTGAAATTCCAAAAAATATCCAAGACGGTGTGAACACATTCGTTTACATCCTGGTATTGATTGGTGTCGTGAATGACCCAACCACAGCAGGGATTTCGGACAGCAAACGTGCGCTAGAATATTACGAACCAAGCGAGGACTAGACCATGGTAGAAATCATTAACCATACAATTTTTAATGGGATTTCAGGCTCCCGACCAACTGAGCGACCAAAGTATTATGTTTTACATAATGATGCTGGTTCAAAAAGTGCAAAGGCCTATATCGAATGGCTCCAAGAACGATATGACAATGGCCAGTCTGAACTTGGTTTTGCTCATTACTACATCACAAGAGATGCAATTGTGCGAGTCGAAGACACATACAATGGTTCGTGGTCTGCTGCTAACTACGATGCTAACATGAACTCTCTTAGCTATGAAGTATGCCAGCAGTTAAGCGCATCAGATGCCGAATTTATCGAAAATGAAAACATGGTATTGCGCCAAATGGCAGAGGACATGGCTTACTACGGTGATACTCCGAACTATTCAAATATCAAGTTCCACAATGAGTTTTCAAGCACCTCGTGCCCTGCTCGTTCCCTTGAATTGCACGGTGGCTACAATGACAGCTTGCGTGACTATGTGATTGCTAAAATCAAGCATTATCAAACCCTTGGCTCAACTGTTCAAGAAATGCTCGATAATGAGGGCAACCAGGAAGGTTGGAAGAAAAATTCAACTGGCTGGTGGTATGTCAACTCAGATGGAAGCTACCCAACGAATAAATGGCAGAAGATCAACAATGTCTGGTATTACTTTGATAGCAATGGCTATATGAAAGCTAACACATGGCACAAGCATTCAGATGGACACTGGTATTACTTACTCCCAAGTGGATCAATGGCTATTGGTTGGGCGCTCATCGCTAACAAGTGGTACTATTTCAAAGAAGATGGTAAAATGGCCACTGGTTGGGTTAAGTACAAGGAGCATTGGTACTACCTCGATGCCAAGGATGGCGACATGAAATCCAAGCAGTTCATCAAATCAGCAGATGGTACAGGTTGGTACTACCTTAAATCAGACGGAACAATGGCAGACAAACCAGAATTTACGATTGAGCCTGATGGGCTCATCACCACAAAATAAAATAAAAAAACAGAAAGATTAAAAATTTATTACACTAACCGCAGGCAGTAGCTTGCGGTTTTTTGTTTGCAATAATAAAAGCAGTGACCGAAATCACTGCTTATCAGCTATAGCAAATTCATAGAGCTTTTCTGCCGTTAGAAGGGCCATTTTGTCCATGCTTGTTTTCCCTTTTCTAAGGTCAGAAACAGTAGTCCATGGAACTCCAGCGCCTTGCGAAATAGCAGATGTAGAAATAGAACTGTTAAGTAATTCTTGAATAACTTTTCTCATATTATTTGTCCTTTTTATTTTTTAAATAGATATATACATTGATTGCAATTATAAAAATAGCTATTGCACTAACCATTGCTTTTCCTCTTTTCATCTGATAAAATAGAGGTGTGAGGGGCTTTCGCCCCAACCTCTTAGCGTTTACCTTTTTCTTTGACGGGATTTCGGTTTACGCTTTTTGTTTTGCCTTGCGACCGTTATTGCGGTCACTAGACTTGCGATAGCAGTTACTGTTTCAGGAATATTGTCTATTACCTTTTCCAGTAACCTAAGCCAATCTTCTTTGTTCAATTTCATCACCCCCTTTCCTTATCTTGATTATATTATATCACGGTACACCGAGAAAATCAAGCGTTTTGATAAAGTTTTTTACTTTTTTTCAAAAAAAATAGACCTTGTCCAGAGGTCGGGGAGTTGGAGGGGACACCCTCCAAGAGTATTGATTTAATAAGATTTTATTTTACCTTTTTCATAATAATCTCCCTATAAAGTCACCGCATTCGGTGGCTTTTTTTGTCTTGGGATTCATGATATAATAATAAAATCGATAAGTAGGAAAAGGGAAATTGATGAATTATACAGTTGAAGAAAAAGAAGTCTTTATGAGAGAGGCATTGAAAGAGGCTGAGATTGCTCTTGAACACGATGAAATTCCAATTGGTTGTGTGATTGTCAAGGACGGAGAAATCATTGGCCGTGGGCATAATGCGCGTGAGGAACTGCAGCGAGCGGTTATGCATGCGGAGATTATGGCCATAGAGCATGCGAACCTGAGTGAGGAGAGTTGGCGCTTGCTGGATTGCACGCTTTTTGTGACCATTGAGCCTTGTGTCATGTGTAGTGGGGCAATTGGACTCGCCCGTATTCCCAACGTGGTCTATGGGGCTAAAAACCAGAAATTTGGCGCTGCTGGGAGTTTGTACGATATCTTGACAGATGAGCGTCTTAACCATCGTGTAGAGGTTGAAACGGGAATTTTGGAAGATGAATGCGCAGCTATTATGCAGGACTTCTTTAGAAATAGACGGAAAAAATAATTTTGCTTTTAAAATGAATAGGAATGTGATATAATAAATAGTGGAGCAACAGTTCTGCGTGAAGCGGGTCAGGGGAGGAATCCAGCAGCCCTAAGCGATTTGAATTGTGTGCTCTTTTTTCGTACAATTTAAAAACCCTTTAATATCAACACTTTAAAGGGTTTTTGTTTGTCTTATATGATAAAAAGGGGCAGGCGAGGGGCATAATTTATAGTTTTATCTTTTCTAACTTACTAGATATGTCTGATACCATTTTTTGAGTGACATGGGAATAAATCTCTAGTGTGGTCTTTGAGTCACTATGTCCTACTCTATCCATGATGGCAGTCAAAGGAATGCCTAGCTCAGCAAGTAGGGATATGTGAGAATGTCTAAATGTATGTGTAGTTATATTTTTTTCTATGCCGATTTTTTGACCATGTCTTTTCAATGCACAAATAACCCTGGCATTTGTTATTGGTTCTCCTAGAGTATTGATGAAAATAAAATCTGTATCAAATCCATTTGTCGCATTCTCTATTATTTGTTCTTTGATAATATCTAACACTTTTTGAGGTGCTGTTATAACCCTATCGGACTTGATTGTCTTTGGTGTAGTTCTCTCTTTTTGTCTGAAATCGTATGTATGCTTGATGTGAATAGTCTTTTTAGAAAAATCTATATCCTCCTTGTAGTTTAAGGCTGCCAGTTCTCCATACCTCATGCCAGTAAGAAAAAGAACTTTAGCTATTCGGATATACTTTGTAATTCGATAATCACATAGGGCCTCGTCTTTTAAATTTTGGATGAATAACTTAAACTCTTTTTGGTCTAAGTATTTTGTGTTTTTCTTCCTGAGTTCGTCGGATGTAATTACTTTTCTAGGCGTTTCAACAAATAGCATTTCATTTGTATCAATATAATTCATTCTGATAGCGAATTTCATTATCTGATTGAGCTTGAACTTGATTTTAGAAACATAGTTATGAGATCTCCCGTCTTGTAATAGTTGATCTATTACTTTTTGTAATAAACGTCTATCAATATTTCTAACTAGGTAGTCGCCCTCTATCTGCTTTAAAATCTCTTTTTTACATTTTTTGAAGCATAGACTGTTGAATTTTTAACACCGTGTTTCCAATTCTCCTCGAATTCCTCATATAGTTTTTCAAAAGTTATATCAGAAACAAAATGTTGTTTTTCTCCTAACTTTTGTTTTATCTTTTCCTGCAGCAAGATAGCAGCTTGATTTCTTGCCTGGGGAGTTTTCTTCTCCATGGTCACTGAAACTTTTTTAATTTCTCAGTATATGGATCTTTATATCGCTCAAAAAATTTGTATTTTCCGTTGGGAAGTTCTTCCATCCACATTGCGTTTACCTCACTTTTTTGTTAAAATGGGTATAAGAAAACGACCTTTTGAATGGTTGTTTCTTATACGTAAGTTCCTCACACTCAGAGTCGCCAAACTTTGCGAGTGTGGGGTTTTTTTATTTACGAATTATGAACGATAACGTCCAATGCTCCCATGATTCGCTGAGCGTTTTCGACTGCTTCTTTGTACTCTTTCGAAGTGTTCTTTACTGGTTTTCTAATCAAGTCAATAAATACGACTGGTTTGGTGAAGTCGTTTGAGGTCACACGGACTGTCATGTTCAAAATTTTAGAAGTTGATTTTCTTTTTGCTACAATACCGCCTGCGACAGCGCCAATCGCACCAAACATAGCGCCTGCAATCAATGCTTGACCAACTCCTCCAGAAACAACCGTTTGATTATTGATAATCAATTCATACGATACTAAATCCTCAAATGAATACCAATCTGTGTCATTCTTATCTTTCTTAACCAAGGACGGTATCAAAGACAATCCCATCGTTCCCATTGCAAGCCCTGCTTTTAACGAGCCTTTAATTGCTCCTCCGACCAATCCTGAAGAGTCTTTTGCTTTTTGAGCTCCATGAATACGATAGGTACGGTTATATCTATCAATTTCAAGTGGACCTACTTTGTCCGTCCGTCTACTTCTTGCAGCAGGAGTAGGAGAGACTGGTTTTGTAGTTGTTTGAGGTTGTTCAGTCGGTTCTTGGTTAGCGATAGAATAACCGCAATTTGGACAGAACTTGTATCCTTCTACTGGATTACCACATTCAGGACAAAATTTCATAATAACCTCCAAAATAATAACTATTTAGAATCCTTTATGCTCTTTTTTCTACCCATAGCCGACGAGGTTATGGGTTTTTATTTTTCTCAATACCTCGCCACAATGCGCCAGTTATCACATCTGCTTTTAACATTACACGTCAATATCATAATATTGTTGTAAGATATTGTTCCCTTGTTTGTATTTTGTAACGAGGTCAATAGCTACTCGTCGTTGCTGTTGATCGTCCAATAAATATTCATCATAGCTCAATATCCGATAATGAACAAAATCAACTAATCGATTAAAAAGGGCATTATCGCTGATTGTATTTGCTTGTTTAATTTGCTCGTATGAGTGCTTGTTTTTGAGGTGCCAGACCATGCGCTCATTATTGATGTAAAAGAGAGAGGCCATGGTGTTAGCTTCTATCTCTAGCGGATTGCTCTGGTAGTTGTTAGCGCAAGCGAGGGCGACCTCATCAGAACGACCCGTGCTAAAATGGGCTGCAATATGGGCTAATTCATGCAAAATGGTAAAGATAACTCGTCTTTTGATATGTGTTTGATTGATATAAACAAGGTACTTTTCTTTTTCTTTGCTATAAATGGTAAAGCCGTCATTGTGTTTACAGATGATATCATCCAAGTAGGTAACATCTGGATTATTGACAAGCCCTCGATATCTAATGTATTCAGACCCAAGTAGACCAGCTGAAGGAAGCATAGGAAACGGGTCCTTTTCAAAGAAGATAAAATGAAGGTTGTAAGTCTGTTCAAAGTAACGGATAATGTGCTGAAAAGTAACTTGTTCAAGTGGAATATTATTCTGTCGAGACACTGCTTCGATCACTGGGACAGCGTAATCCCAGTGTTGGATGTACCGTCTACGGGAAATAATTTCTCTAGCCATAGTTACCTCCATTTACTGTCATCGTCCATCAGGGTTTTAGCGGTTACCATCAAGCTTTCAATTGCCTTGTTAAAACGAACCTTTTCTTCCTCGGTCATGTTCTGGGTCTGATTTCTGAACGCTGCGACAAGTTCAGTCTCAGCTGGACCAAGATTTGAATTTGCCTTGTCATCGCTTGCTATTGCAGGATTATCCGTACGTCCGAGCAGGTAGTCGGTGGACACGTTGAAGTAGTCGGCGATTTCTTGTAATCTTTCAGCATTTGGTTTTTTACTTTTCATGCTATAGATTGTATTTCTGCTATATCCAAGTGTTTCTTCGAGGGAATTTATAGAAATTCCTCGTTTTTGGCAGAGTTCTTTAATTTTTTCAAACAAAGAAAACATTGATTTATCAGCCTTTCTAAGACATGACAAAAAATATTTAAACTTTTGTGTGTAAAGTTGTTGACAAAACACAATCAATAGTTTACAATAGTTTTTGTAAGTAAGTTACAACTAAAAAAACAACTAAGAAATAAATTATAAAAAATGTTTTGGCGAACGGTATTTATAGTTTTACTAGTGCTTTTTCTTATGCATTTATTCTAAACAATAGATTGTAAAAAGTCAAGTAATAACACAAAAAATAGTTAAATTTTTAGTTGTTTCTTATTTACAAATAAGAAAATAGGAGGAACGTATATGCCAGATATTGCAAACGGTCGCGAAAGAGTTAATGCTTTCTTGAAAGAGAAAGGCATTAAAAAAGCAACTCTAGCAGTAGCTTATGGCTTTAAGCGACAGGAAGTGACAAACATTCTAAGTGGAACGACAAAAGGTCCACGAGCGAACAGTTTTATTCTTCAGGTTATTGAAGATTATGGGATTGAGTAGCACAAAAAAGCACCTAACAGAAGTCAGGCGCTAATCAAAATAACTAACTGAATTATATCACGAAAGGAGCAAAAATGGAAGCAGTTGAAATTGTAAGAATTAAAGATGTGATCATTGAAAAAGTTTCAGCCAATGATGAAGAATTGGAACACATCTTTGGATGCTCAAAGCGACAAGCGGGAGACATGAGACGAGAGATGAAAAAGCTACCTAGCCAACAGAAACATCTTAGGAATGATGGTCAGCTCGTCACAATCAAAGGCTTTGACGAATATCTGCAATATCGTGGAACTCAAACTTGGAAGAAAGAAATGGTAAAAAGCAAGAAAATGAGGTCAGTCGGATGAACTTTTTAACAAAAAAAAAACTGGTTGGAAAAAGAAATAAATACTGACTGGAGAATCGTAGCTTTGGATTTAAACAGAGCATTGATTGACCTTCAAGAGAAATATCAACAAGCAAATCAGCGTATAGCAGATCTTGAAGGAATCGTAGCAATCTATAAAGAAAAGGAAAATGCAAAATGATGGAGTACATTTACATGGTAACAATTGTTGGAATCATCCTGTGGTCGCTAGTAAATAAACTAGATGACCACGCTGAAATGAAACAGCAAGAGCGCCAGCGAATAGCAAGTAATATTGCACGCATGAACCTGAGAAGTTCAGATAAGCAATTTACGTATGATGTAGAACCGCCTGTAGGGTTAGTTAAGGAGTAGAAGATGGTAACAATCAATAAACTAGAAATCGAAAACGTCAAGCGCGTGAAGGCGGTCAAATTAGAGCCGTCAGCAACTGGCTTAACAATCGTGGGTGGAAATAACAACCAAGGTAAGACAAGCGTGCTGGACGCGATTGCTTGGGCGCTGGGTGGTAATAAGTATAAACCGAGCCAAGCTCAGAGAGAAGGCAGTACAATTCCGCCTAGCCTAAAAATCACACTATCAAATGGCTTGATTGTGGAGCGTAGTGGAAAGAACAGCACTCTCAAGGTCATTGACCCTAGTGGTAACAAGGCTGGCCAAAACTTGCTTGATAGCTTCGTGGAAGAGCTAGCTATCAACTTGCCAAAATTCATGGAGCAGACCAGCAAAGAGAAAGCGAAGACCTTGCTGCAAATCATCGGAGTTGGTCCGCAATTGGCTGAACTGGAAATGCAGGAGAAAGCCAAATATGATGAGCGCCACGCAATCGGTGTGATTGCTGACCAAAAGGAAAAGTTCGCGAAAGAACAACCTTACTATCCAGATGCGCCGAAAGAACTAGTCTCTATCTCTGAGCTTATCCAACAACAACAGGCCATCCTTGCTAAGAATGGCGAGAATGCTCGTAAGCGTCAGAACTTAGTATCTATCCGGAGTCAACACGCTTCATCAACTGCAGAGGTTAAACGATTGGAGCAATTGCTGGCCGATGCCAAAGAAAAAGAAAGTCAGTTAGCTCAAGACTTGGCTATCGCAAATACCGATGCCATGGATCTTCTCGATGAATCAACTGAGGAGATTGAAAACAACATCGCAGAGATTGACGAAATTAATCGTAAAGTGCGTGCTAATCTGGACAAGGATAAAGCAGAAGAAGATGCCAAGGGTTATCGTGAACAGTACAAGGAACTTGATAATGTGATTGCTGATATCCGCAAGCAGAAGACAGACTTGCTTACAAATGCAGACTTGCCGTTACCTGGCTTGTCCGTGGATGATGGCGAATTGCTCTATCTTGGCCAGAGATGGGACAACATGTCTGGTAGTCAGCAGCTGCAAGTTGCGACCGCAATCGTGCGTAAATTGAAGCCAGAATGTGGATTCGTGCTAATTGATAAGCTGGAGCAAATGGATCAGCAGACCTTGCAAGAATTTGGCGCATGGCTTGAGCAAGAAGGCTTGCAAGCAATCGCGACTAGAGTATCAACAGGAGACGAATGTAGCATCCTGATTGAAGACGGGTATAGCGTGAAGCCGGTAGAATTCGCAAGCGCCGCTCAACAAGGACACGCTGAAACAGTCGCACCAACTTGGCAAGGTGGATTTTAAAAACTAAAGGAGAACAATCATGAAAAAAACAGAAACTTTTATCGTATTACGTAACAAAAAAACAGGCAACTTTTTATTGAAATATAAAAGCAAAGAAGGAACTATTGCTTATTTAGTAGAATATACAAAAAATTTGGCTCGTGCTGCTAAAAATGGAGTTGAACCGACAAAAGAACAAATTGAAGGTTTTACAAAACTAGCAAATGCATTAAATTGTGAATTGCTCGAAGTGACTGCAACGTATGAGCTTAAAACACTTGACGGTGAAGAACCAGAAGAATTGATTAAAGAAGCTGAAACATCGGGCGAAGAAGAACTTAAAATGTTCTTAAAAATGTTGAAAGCTGGGATGGAGGACTAAACATGCAGATCACTAGAGGAAAACGGGCACGAGCTCAAAAGGTAGTTATCTACGGCCCTGAAGGGATTGGAAAATCTAGCTTTGCTAGTCAATTCCCAGACCCTGTCTTTATCGACACAGAAGGCTCGACAGACAACATGGATGTGGCACGACTCGACAAGCCGACTAGCTGGACAATGTTAATCAATGAGATTGCTTTTATCAAAGCAAATCCAACAGAATGCAAAACACTCGTCGTTGATACGATCGACTGGGCAGAAGCTTTGGCAGTTAATTACATCTGCTCGCAACATGGTAAGCAAGGGATTGAAGATTTCGGTTGGGGTAAAGGTTATACCTATGTCCAGGAAGAAATGGGGCGTTTCTTAAATAGCCTATCTGACCTGGTTGATATGGGCATCAATGTAGTATTGACTGCACACGCTCAAATCAAGAAGTTTGAACAGCCGGACGAGATGGGTTCTTACGACCGCTACGAATTAAAGCTTGGTCAAAAGACAGGTTCTAAGACAGCACCACTTGTAAAGGAATGGGCAGACATGGTTCTATTTGCCAATTACAAGACCTTAGTCATGACGGCCGAGAACGGCAAGAAGAAGGCGCAGGGCGGTGAACGTGTGATGTATACCAATCATCGCCCAGCATGGGACGCCAAGAACCGACATGGATTACCTGATGAATTACCGTTCCATTATGCAGGGATTGCTCATATCTTTGCTGTCCAACAAGTACAGGCGCCTGTGCCACAACCTCAAGCGGACACTCCAGCACCTCAGCAAACGGCACAACAAGCCCCTGAACAAGTTCAAGAAGAATTGCCTCTCGATATGTCACAGGTCGCTGAAAAACCTCAAAATGAAGCTCCTAGCACGCCGCAGACACCACCTGCGCAATATCATGCAAGCTTGCCAAAGAGTTTGACGGACCTCATGTCTCAAGGTAACGTGACAGAAGAAGAACTTCAAAAAGTCGCTTACATTCGTGGGCACTTCCCGCTAGGAACGCCAATCGAAAACTTCCCTCCTGATTATTGGGATATGATTGTGGCACACTGGCAGGCGACTATGGAAGTTATTCAAAATCAAGTACGAGCAGACCCTGAATTGCCCTTTACCGTGTAAGTTTTGGGAATTAGAAATCATAGCAAAATATAATAAGGAGTATCTATGAAAGATAAAACTATTAAAATTGATTTGTCAAAAATTGCAAATACAGCCTTACAAGAAAAGGTTGACAAAGAACTTGAAAAAGTCCTTGAGAATATTCTGGATCTCAATACAGAAGCCAAAGCAACCCGCAAGGTTACTATCACACTAACGATGTCAACAGATGATGAGCGTACAGTCGTTAAGACAGGTATGGAAGTCAAATCTACCCTAGCGCCACAAAAAGGCGTTGCAACAACTGTCATTGTCGGTCGCGACGACACTGGTAAAATTCACGCAAATGAGCTCAAGAGCGGCATCCCTGGTCAGACTTACTTTGATGACAATGGAGACATGAGAACTGACACTGGCGAACTCGTCGAAGAAGTAGAGCAACAAAACACAAATATCATTGATTACAACAAAAAGAAAGCAGGTAACTAACCATGACAGAAAATCTCAAAGAAGCATTATCTTACACAGTCGAACTAGCGGGTAAAGAAAACAAAATCATTCGTTCAGAAACTGGGAAGGAGTATTTTGACAGCAATGAATATGACTTACAGGAACTTAATCCTCGTAAGTATGCACCTATCCTTGAGCTTCAGACGCTCAAGAGTCTTGTTGATTATCTCAAGTCAGATAACGATTTCATCAGTGATCGTAAACTTGTAGTTGTCGTGGACAGTTGTCAAAAAGTATCTGTATATGATCAAGTTGATTTTGAAAATGGTAAACGTCCTCAACTTGTTTCTGTAAAAGCATCTGTCCCAGTTATTCCGTTCAGTAATTGGCGCGATCAGGAAGAATTTAATATTATGCTGCAGTCTATGTTTATCGATGATGCAGACCGTAATTTGGTTTTGGATTTTGCTAGCCATTTGAAAATCGAAAAAGGTGCAGAAGTACAGGACAATGGCATCAGCCAAATGGCTACGGTTCGCGATGGTGTAGCAAGCCTAGCACAAGCTAAAACTCCAAATCCAGTAACCTTGAGACCATATCGTACTTTCAACGAAGTGGAACAACCAGCAAGTCAATTCGTCTTCCGCATTAACAAATCGGCGAACCTTGCGCTCTTTGAAGCAGATGGTGGTAAATGGAAATTAGAAGCCGTCGAAAGCATCGCAAATTATTTAAAAAATGAACTTGCTAGCAACAAAAAAATTACTATTTTAGCTTAAAGGAGAAATCAACATGACACAACAACAATACAACAACTTTGATCACGAAATTGGTTGGGAAGACACGATTGAAAAGGACTCGGATTTCGTCCTACTGCCTGACGGATTGTACTATTTTACAGTCGTTGGCATGGAACGTACACGACATACGCCAAATCCGCAAAATCCAGGTAAACTACCAGCATGTAATAAGGCTATCGTCAGCATCAAGATTGTAGCTAACGAAGGCGAGACCGAACTGCGCCACAACCTATTCTTACACAGCTCAACTGAAGGAATGTTATCTGCTTTCTTTGCTGCAATTGGCCAAAAGAAAAAGGGCGAACCGCTTCGCATGAACTGGAATACCATCATCGGTGCAACTGGAGTATGTAAAGTCGGAACCCGACAATACAATAACAACAATTACAACGAAGTCAAATCCATGCTCTACCCTGAAGATGTGGATTATACAAAAGTGTTGAACCAACAACCAGGACAAGTTACACAAGCAAGCTACCAACAACCACAACCGCAGAACTTTGGACAACAACCACAAGGACAAGCTGGATACCAAGCTGGGCAATTCTAGGAGGTAAGGGATGCAATTAAGACCTTATCAACAGGAAGCACGGGAAGCTGTTCAAGCTGAATGGGCTAAAGGTCGCAAGCGCACGCTCTTAGTATTGCCTACAGGATGTGGAAAGACAATCGTCTTCTCCAAAATCATTGAAGACCAAGTGAAAGAGGGCAAGCGTGTGCTTGTCCTTGCTCATAGGTCAGAGCTTTTAGAGCAGGCTAGCGACAAGCTCAAGACTGCGACAGGACTCGGCACGGCCTTAGAAAAAGCTGAGAATACCTCTATCGGTTCATGGTATCGTGTTGTAGTTGGTTCTGTTCAGACGATGCAGAGAGAGAAGCGACTTAGTCAATTTCCTCCTGACTGGTTCGATACGATTGTGGTTGACGAAGCTCATCACGCTATTTCAGACGGTTATCAACGTGTCCTTGGTTATTTTGAACAATCGAATGTATTGGGAGTAACTGCAACGCCTGACCGCGGAGATATGAAGAACCTTGGTTCTTACTTCGACAGCTTAGCTTATGAGTATTCGCTAGTTCAAGCTATCCAGGAAGGGTATCTATCTAAAATTAAGGCCTTGACAATACCGCTCAGCTTGGATTTAACAAACGTCAGTATGTCAGCTGGTGATTTCAAAGCGAGCGATGTCGGAACGGCACTGGATCCATATCTGGAACAGATAGCAGATGAAATGGCCAAGCAATGTGCAGACTGCAAGACAGTCGTATTCTTGCCTTTGGTGAAGACCTCACAGAAGTTTCGAGATATTCTAAACGCAAAAGGTTTTCGCGCTGCTGAAGTAAATGGAGAGTCCAAGGATCGCGCAGAGGTTTTAGAAGACTTCGAGAATGACCGCTACAACGTTCTTTGTAACTCTATGCTCTTGACTGAAGGCTGGGATTGCCCATCAGTAGATTGCGTGGTAGTGTTAAGACCTACTAAGGTACGTGCCTTGTATAGCCAGATGGTAGGGCGTGGGACTCGCTTGCATCCAGGGAAAGAAGAACTGCTTTTGCTAGACTTCCTCTGGCACACTGAACGCCACGAACTCTGTCGGCCAGCTCACCTTATCTGTGAAACTCCAGAAGTCGCTCAGAAAATGGTTGAGAATATGGAAGAGCAAACAGGTGTCATGCTTGACCTTGAGGATATGGAAGTCAAGGCAACCGAGGACGTTGTCGCACAGCGTGAAGAGACTTTGGCAAAACAGCTGGAAGAAATGCGCAAGCGTAAGCGTAAACTTGTGGATCCATTGCAATTCGAAATGTCTATCCATGCTGAAGATTTATCGAACTACGTTCCTAACTTTGGATGGGAAATGGCTCCTGCTAGCGATAAACAAATCAAAGCGCTTGAGAAGTACGGCATACTTCCTGATGAAATCGGGAATGCTGGAAAGGCTGCTTTATATTTAGACAGATTGCACAAGCGACAATCAGAAGGCCTGACCACACCAAAACAAATTCGATTCTTAGAAGGTCGAGGTTTCAAAGATGTTGGCATGTGGCAATTTGATCACGCTAGAAATATGATTGATCGCATTGCTGCAAACGGCTGGCGATTACCAGCAGGCGTGCGACCAGCTGAATATGTGCCGGGGTGATGTATGAAATTTTTGGATCTATTTGCAGGAATTGGTGGATTTCGTCTTGGAATGGAATCCGCGGGTCACGAATGTATAGGATTTTGCGAAATAGACAAATTTGCAAGAGCTAGCTACAAAGCTATACACGATACGAAAGGAGAAATAGAACTACATGACATCACAGCAGTATCAGATGAGTCTATTCGAAGAATCGGACGTGTGTTCATTATCGGACATTCTAGAAGATACCGTTCCAGATTCTTATTTCCTCTCAGTGGAGAAAATCAGCCAACTAGTAGCCAATCAGTCATAAAAATTGGTAATGTAAATCCATCTGGAAATGGCATGAATGGAGAAGTCTATCAAGCTGACGGCCTAGCTCCTACACTCACAACGAATAAGGGAGAGGGGCAAAAGATAGCAATAAAAAGTAATACTATAAAACAATTTGGGGTATTGCAACCCAATTTTAATCAATGTGGAGTGGTTTACGAAATAGATGGCATCGCACCAACAATCAGAGCATATCAAGGTGGAGGACTTGAGCCTAAAATTATTCAACGTGGGCATGGTTATAATAAAGGCGGAGAACATGACATCGCTCCTACTTTGACAAGTAATAGCTATCACGAAAACAATCATTTATCAGATGGATTTCGAATCCGCAAGCTAACACCTAGAGAATGCTGGAGGTTACAAGGTTTTCCAGATTGGGCTTTTGATAAAGCTCAAGAGGTAAATAGCAATTCTCAATTATACAAGCAAGCAGCCTAATAGCTTGTGAAGAAATGGGATTTAACTATGTAGGTTGCGAATTAGACGAAGATATTTTCAACTCAGCAAAACAGAGACTTGAAAATTATAAGTCACAAATAAAATTATTTTAAAGGAGAAAACAGTGGCAGAGAATGATTTTAATTTGTTGCCGTTGCTGGATTACATCAATCCTGCCACGGTAGACTACCAGACATGGATAAATGTGGGCATGGCCTTAAAACACGAAGGCTACACGGCATCTGACTGGGATAACTGGTCACAAAATGATAGTCGATACAAGAAATTCGAGTGTTTCAAGAAATGGGATACCTTCAACGAGGAAGCAGGAACTATCGTGACGGGTGCGACTATTACCCAACTTGCAAAAGAAAACGGCTGGGTGTCGCAATCTGGCTACGATAGCGAGAACGCTCATGAGCTAGGTTGGACAGATACAATTGACCGTGATTATCGTGTCATTGATAAAGATTGGATTGAGGGCAAGGAAATCCACGAGCCGACTATTTGGAATCCAGTTCAGGAAATCATCAAATACCTTGAAACACTTTTTGAAGCTGGCGAAAATGTAGGTTATGTGACCAAATGCTATCCAAAGACTGATGACAAAACGGGAAAGATTGTCAAATGGTTGCCAACCAAAGGAGCTTACGACCGCACAGCTGGTGAATTGATTCAACTCTTACAAGAATGTAATGGAGATATTGGAGGTGTTCTTGGGGACTATCACGAAGAAGCTGGCGCATGGGTTCGATTCAATCCAATGGACGGAAAGGGCGCTAAAAATGAAAATGTGACGGATTTCAGATATGCTCTGGTCGAATCCGACAGTATGCCGATCGATAAACAAAACGCAATCTACAAAGAACTTGAATTGCCAATTGTAGCCTTAGTACACAGTGGGAACAAGTCATTGCATGCCATCGTCAAAGTAGATGCTAAGAATTATGAAGAGTATCGGAACCGGGTTGATTATCTTTATAAAATCTGTCAGAAGAACGGAATTATAGTTGATACTCAAAATAAAAATCCAAGTATAGACTTTCGCGCATGCCAGGTTTCGTCCGAAATGGCCAGAAGCAATTTCTAGTAGATACCAACATTGGTAAAGCTGATTGGGACGAGTGGTACCAATACATCGAAGACTTGAAC